ATCATCAAAGGCACCTGGGTTATCGAGAATTGTTTTTTTAGCATCCTGAAGTTTTTTTAGTTTTTCATCAAGATACACGTCGTCAGGTTTAGGTTCTGGGAGAATTGTACCATCGCTATATCCAATCCTGCCACCCGTTGCATGTTTAGTTTTGCCTTTTGGATCAAACATTTGTAATTCTATTTTTTGTTCAACATCTTTTAAATTTTTCTCGAAGTCCATTCTCGTCTTCAAATCTTTGATTACACGCTTGTAGGCAAGATCATAGATACCCGCTTTCTCAACATCCGCTAGATCATCATAAATCTTACCTCCCTGGGATGCTATCTCAGTTGCAAGAATATCGGCGTCATATTTATAATCGCCTGATCTAGCAAATGCAGGTTGATGGAAAACTTCTTTATAAGCGTCTTCCACAAGATCATCCATGGTTCTAGTCTTAGAAACTTCTTTAAGAGGACTTTTCGTGACACTAGCCTGAGCCTCTATAAATGCTTTTTCTGCATTAATTCCAAAATATTGTTCTGTACCTTCAAGAGTTCCTTTTTTTTCAAAAGTAGTTATTGCTTTAACAAGATTATCATGCTGCTTTATTTTTTGTGATTGAGTTAAATTTTTAAATATTCCTTGTCCCAGTCGAATGGCATTCGAAGCCTTCATAAATAATCCATCAGCAAATTTTTTAAAGGCAGGTCCGTGCTTAACAACCAGGTTAATTATTTCCTTCGGCGTGCCCGTACGTAATCCAATCCTGCCACCCGTTGCTTGTTTCGGTCTGTTCCACGCATCTTTAAGCGCTTTCATAATTCCCTCTGGTGACATTCCTTTTTTCTGCATAATCAAGGCTTCATCCATCGTTGCCATAACTTCTGCTATTCTTTGTGGGTTGTCATCGGCCAATATCTTATTTAGTAAATCATCATCGATTACACCTTTATATTTTTTTATAATCGTTTCTTTTAGGTCCGTAGACTTTCCACCTTCAATGACGCCTTCAATGATATCCTCTCCTTTGTCATCCACAGCACCTGAGAATTTGTATTTAGACTGATCGGTTAACAGTTTCTTATTCTTAGCATCCCATCGGTCGTACCATCTGGTAACGCTTTTGCCTGTCACTTCGTCTGCGGCAACCCTTCCTTCGTACCGCCCTACTGTAGTACCTACATCATCGAGAATAATAAAAGCGTCATTCTCTGGACTGAGTCTTGGGAAAGGTCCTTCGACTTTAACTGGAGCCAGTGGCATCTTCGCCTTAAGTTCAGTGAAAGTCTGAAAAGGATGATCGTCTAATTTCTTACTATAATCCTTAACCAGTTCACGGGTTAGTTTCCAGTTGATAGCTTCCTTGTTGAAGTCTACATGGTTTGCAAGCAAACCGTTCTCGTCAACAGCCCATTTAAGTTCATCAAAAAATTTAGAAGCAGATGCAACCTCTCCATCAGAAGGAAGGTTACGCACAGCATTACTTCCATAGTATTTTCTGAAAAGCTCTATGATATCCCCTCTACCCCCTTTAATCATTTTTATTTCTTCAGGGTTAAAGCTAAACAGGTCTTCCTTAAGAGCTTTATTCATGATCCATCTTGCTTCGCCTGTTTTAAAAGCCTCTAG